GCACAATACCCTTAGTTCCTGTAGCAGCATCTGGCTCATCTCCTGTGTTTGTTCCAGAAACTGCAATATTTGCTACGTTACCTAAACCAACCATAGCTTTAGTAATACCACTAACAGTTCCTGTAAATGTAGGACTTGCAGTTGGTGCTTTTGTACCTAAAGCAGTTGTAATTGTTGCAGCATAATCATCATCATCTCCAATAGCTTCAGCTAATTCGTTTAATGTATTTAAAGCTCCGGGAGCGCCTCCTACTAAATTACTTACAGCAGTTGTTACATAAGCAGTTGTTGCTATTTGTGTAGAATTTGTTGCAGCACTTGCAGTTGGAGCAGCAGGTGTACCTGTAAAAGTAGGACTTGCAGTATTTGCTTTGCCATTTAAAGTAGAAACCTGTGAAGCTGACATAACACCAGATACAGATGTTGTAGCTACAGGAATTGTTGCATCTGTACCATCAGAAGATGTTATTACTCTTGCAGCAGTAGTTCCTGTGATACCTAAATTTGTGCTAACATTATGATTAACATCAGATACTTTAGCACTGTTTGCAGTAATTTTTTCAGCTTGTGATGTAGTAATACCTACCTTTGCAGTATTCGCAGTAATAGCAGATGCTTGAGAAGAGGAAATTCCCGTTTTCGCAGTGTTTGCAGTTATAGCAGATGCTTGAGCGCTTGATATACCAGTCTTAGCTGTGTTTGCAGTAATAGCTGAAGCCTGTGCTGAAGTAATTCCTGTTTTAGCAGAGTTTGCTATTAAAGCAGACACTTGTCCATCTGTCATTGCTCCCCACGCAGAGGTAGTAGCAGCTGGAATTGAAGCATCATCCCCATCTGAAGAAGTAATTACAAGAGAACTATCAGTTGCAGTAACATCTAGATCAGTTGTAACATTGTGATTTATATCAGATACTTTTGCACTGTTGGCAGAAATTGCACTTGCTTGTGCTGAAGAAATTCCTGTCTTAGCTGTGTTCGCAGCGATTGCAGATGCCTGTGAAGAAGTAATACCTGTTTTACTAGTATTAGCAGTAATTGCACTAGCTTGTGAAGATGATATACCTGTTTTAGCCGTATTTGCAGTAATTGCTGAAGTTTGTCCAGCAGTAATTCCTGTCTTAGCAGTATTTAATGCTATAGCATCTGTTACTGAAGAATCTAAGTTTACTGTAGCTGCTCCACTCGTTCCACCAGAAACATTAATATTAGTTCCACCAATTACTTCTGTAATATCTCCGATTGCAGATGATAGCTCAACCCAAGAACCATTAAGACCTACATAAACTTTATCTGAAGTAGTGTTTTGGAAAATCATCCCTTCTACTACAGAAGCTGGATTAGTAACTAGTTGTTGTAGCACCATATTAAGTGCTTGATTGTCATTGAAATCTATGTTTCCCTGAACATCTAAGTCATGTAAAAATTTAATTGCCATTTTTTTTGTTTTTTATTATTTATTTATTGTTAATTAGTTAAAGTAAGCCTTGCCTATAAAAGCAGACTTAAAAGTTAAAGTTATTTGATTTAATGAGTCGTAATCTACCTGTCCTATTACTTTAGTTCCAGCAGTGTCTACCACCGAAACACTTGGAAATTTATCTAAGTTATGAGTAACAACCCATGATGAGCTTGTTGTGTTTTGAGTATGTACATAATTTTTATCTGATTCAGCAGATGATGCAGCCGCAATATACGCATTTGCTGGTGTAAATTTAAAATTACCACTTCCATCAGTTACAAGAATTTCATTTACAACTTCTAAATCTGTAGTTATAAAACTAAATCCTGAATCTACATCTGCAACAGGCGTTGTAGTAGTTAAGCTTGGAACTCCTGTTATAGTTACTACTCCAGAATTATCATCTACAGCAGTAAAACTAGCGTGTGCATCTAAAGTAGATTGTAAAGCATCAGCTACTTGAATATCTGTTGCTCCTGCGCCTATTGATGTTAAATCTACTTCAATAACACCTCCAAAACCAGATGGAATTGCCATAGCTTCTGCGCTAACTATTTTAAAATACACAGCATATCTTACAGCATCTTCACTAGAATATAAGCTAAAGTATCTTAAATGCAAACTATTATTTATGTCTGCCAAACAAACTACACTATGCGTACTAGTGTACCCAGCTTTTACCCAATCTACATTACCTGTTGCATTTTTTGTAGATATTGTTCTTTTTCTAGCTGGTTTAAATCCTTTAGGATTGTGTATTTGCGAATCTTCTAGATTATTGTGGTGTTTCATTTCTTTTAATATGTTATTATCCCATGTCTTTTACTTACTCCGCTACTGCTACTACCACAACAAGATCCCGCACAACCCTTCCATTCTTTATAAATGGCTCTATTATCATCTAAATATATGTGCATTTTCTTTTTAAAAGTTTCTGCTTTTTTATATGTTTCTTGTCTTAAAAAATTTAATTTTTTTTCACTAACAGGACTTGTAAAGTCTGCTAAATTATCTACTACTCCTTGTGAAGTAGTATTATATGTTATATCAGGCAATATTTCAAATTTAACACAAAATGCTAAATAGTCTTTAATATATGGAACTAATGTGGCATAACTACCTCCTGAAACAGCATTGTACAAATCTTCTCCTAAAAATGGCTTGACATGATTAAGCTCTGCTATCTCAATAAAAGTAGATTTTATTAAGTGAGTATCAAAATTAGCATTAGTCATTGCTCTATCTACTACTTCAGTTGTCGTTATCAGTGCCATTTTCTTTATTTTTGTCGTTATTTTCTTCTTTTTTCCCGGCTGACTTTTCTTCCATTAACTTTAACATTTCTTGCTCACTTAACTCTGGCAAATGAAATATTTCTCTTCCTTCTTTAATTGATATAAATTCAGAAGGTGCTATAGCTCCTAATAATGAAACAGGAGGTTTTGTATAAAAAGATAAATCACTAACATTTATTCCTTTTTCTACCTTCAATATTTTTTTAATACATTTAAGAAACATTTGTTGTGGTTCTTTTATAACCGTACTCATAGCTATATCATAAGCAGTAAGTATTTGTTGATTGTTTCCTAATTGTCCTGCAACTTGTATTCCAGATAAAGCTGGATTCCATCTATGTGCAGATATAATGTTGTCATTAGTTATTTTTTGCAACTCCATAAAAGAACCATCACTAGTATCATTTATAATATTTACACTTGTAGCATCTCCATCTCCATTTTTAGCTATAAATAATATTTTTGAATTATCTCCAGCACCTGTTAATTTAGCAACAGCATCATCTATAAAGTCTTGAGCTTCATCTTCTCCCATATCTGCGTTTAACTCAACGATTGCACTAGGCATAAAACCATTTTTGAAGCGTGTGAGATTATAAACTCCTATTTGATTTGCTATACGAATGTGGTCTAAGGCAGCACAATAATCTGGCATCCCATAATAGTAATATGTACTCTCATAATCTGCAAAATGAATCATAGTACGATAAATATTCCCATTTTCCTCTTTTTTAAAATCAGGATAAATAGGAACTTTTCTCATATCATCTGGAAATCTTCTAGCGTGTTCCCAATCAGGATGTAATAATATATGTTTTCCACCTTTATGTACTCTAGCTGTAGTTCCATCTTGATGAAAAAAGTTTAGATAACCCTGCCCTACAACTACTTCCATATATGCATTACCTAACTTCCAATAATCAGACAATACTTTTTTTGCAACATCATCCATAGACTCCCCATAAACATTAACATCCTCCAATAAAGTAGTTAATGCTTTGTTACTAGTCCTTAATCCTTCTCCTATACTAAATGTTGTTTTTGTGCTAAGTATTGCTCTATGAGTAGAGGCAGCTCTTGACAGTTCTGAAAGTTCTTGTGGGAATAAATTATCTTTACCAAAAGGAATCCAATCATCTCTTAATACATCAGATGTAAGGCTAGGCTCTTTTGGAGCATCTTTAGATACATCCTTAGAAAAGGAATATCCTAATATTTTAGGACTTCTTTTTGTAGGATTTTGTACCTTTTTTGTATTTGATTGTTTTTTTCGGCTCATCTATGATAATTTTTTCAATTTTATTAATGTTTTCTACTTTAATTTCGTTTTCATCTTCAAAAACTACATAGGGTTTGCCTAAAACATATAAATTGGATAATACTTTTTGACTAAATTGTGAGTCAAAACAACAATTTACAGTATTTCCAGCTATCTGAACAACATCAGCATCAGCTGAAACAAAATAATCCTTTATGAATTTATATTTCATGACATTTTTTTGTAAAGATAAAAAAATAGGGGGGATTAACCCCCTATTCTAATAAAAATTATATTAAGATGCAGTCCAAGCTAGGGTTGTACCCGTAACCGGTTGCCAAAAATCAATACAAGCAGCTGTACCAGGATCAGCATTTGCTGCAGATACTACTAAAATTGCCTCTCTAGGATATTCAGCGTGAACACCAGATAATTTAACAGCAGTTCCATTAGCATCTTGTAGTCCAACACCTGTTCCTTGCTCTCCAGAAGTAAATTCTAGATATGCTTTCTTTTCAAATACTTTATCATAACCTAATATAAAGAAATAAGTTTCTGGTGCAACAGAATCACAATCATCTGCGTAAGTTTCAACTAAAGCGTAAACACCACAAGATTCAGTTAATTCTCTTAATCTACCATTAATTTCTTCAGTAATTTTAGGAATGTAAAATTCTAGTTCAATATTAACAAGAGTTGAACCATTCTCTCTACTTGCATTTGCAGTGAAACCAGCAGTTCCTCTATCAAACTCAAATTCGTACCAATTATCTCCTGAAAAAGCATTGAACTCTCCTCCAGCTGCATCAGAACCTGGACCCGTACCAGCAGTAGCGTAAGCTACAGCATCTAAGTTCCCTTGTTCCATCAACCAGATTCTTTTCAAACCACCTCTTCGGTTTCTGTCGCAACATATAATTGCGTGTCCTTTAGTTAAAGCCATTTTTTTTTATTTTTTTTAAAGTTAAATACTTAGGGGAGCTACTAACTCCCCTAAGGAATATATATTAATTATGCAGTTTGTACAGAGCAGATTACCATTTTTGGCTCTTTAATCTCAACACCAAAAGAATAGTTCATTCTAAATCTGTTTTCTTTACAATCTCTATTGTACCACATATCAACATCTTGTACTGAAAAATCAGTTCCTACAGTAATGTTGTTTTTTGCAGTCCACATTGCAGCTTTAGTTTCTCCTACCGCATCTGGAGCTAAAGCATTTGTCATATTTGCTAATGCCGCACCATGATTAGTAATATCAGTATCCCAAGAAGGATTAACAACTAACTCAACACCATTAAATCTTAAGTTAGTAATACCATTTTGTAAATCTGCGTAAGCAGCAACATGAGTACCAGCAGCTCTTAAAGAAGATGCATAGTCATCAGCGAAAGCTCTAGAACAGAAAATTACTTGCTCTGAAGCAGCTAATTCATTGTTTCTTAGTGCCAACATATCTTCTAATGTTTGTAAAGCTGAAGTGTTATATAAAGCTCTATTTAAAGCTAAAGTTACACCAGCAGTAGAACCAATGTGCGTGTCCATTGCTTTCCATACACCATTACATAATGCTTGTGAAGAACCTGAAGTTCCATTTGTAGCATCTCCCCACCATAAAATTGTACTCATATCTCTTGCAATACCTTGCATGATAAGTGCAGATAAAATTTCCATCATTTTTGTTCCAGATAAATCATTTCTGCTAATTCCTTGCTTAAGTAGTTGTGATTTAATATGAGAAAATAAAGAAGAAGCTTTTTGCTTATGCTCTACTTCTAATCTACATAGAGATAAAACTATGTTTGAGTTATCAGAAACAGTTGCTTCTTCTGCGAAACAATCAGTGTTAATTGCTTTAGTTATATTGCTAAGAGCTGAATACTTATCTAAAGTAATAGAAGCTCCATCAATATTTGTCATCACATCTATATATTTGAGGTGATCATTTTCATAAAACATTGGCTCTAAGAAATACTTTTGAGCATCTTCTTGTGTCCATGTTAAACTTGTGTTAATTACATTTGCCATTTTTTTTTCTTTTTTTTAAATTAATTATTTTGTAAAATAGTTTCTAGAATCTCCAGCTATTGAAGATGCTATTACATCCCATGCATTTTCACTTTTTTCTTCTAGTGTTGGGCTAGGATCTTTTGAAGGAACAACATCACTTGCTACTCCTTCCAATTTAGCAACTTTATAACCAGCAATTTCTGCCTCAAGCGTTGCAATGTAACCATCCTTTTCAACTATAGAACCATTTAACTCTAAAATAGCTTTGCTAGACTCTTCAATAGACTCTTCAATAGCTTTCATTTTGTTAGACACTTCTTCATTGTCAAGAATTTTCACTTCTTTTGCCTCTGTCGTTTTATTAAACATTTCAGAAATAAAAGACTTTAGGTTTTCAAACTCTTTTTCCATTTGATTTTCTTTTTTTTGATTATTAAATAAATTATTTACAAGGGTTTTGTTCTTGTAATCATACTTGTTTATATCAAACTTAGCAGCTAGTTTGATTGGTTCTTCTACTAGGCTAATAAATCCAGCTTCTACCGCCTCTGAACTATTAAACCAAGTTTCTTCATCCATCCAAGATTTTATTTGTTCTTCAGATTGACCTGTCTTGGACACATATATATTAATAAGCCTTTCTCCCATTTTATCCATAAGATCAGCGGCTTTTCTTAAATCATCTGACTCTCCAACTTCTCCTCCCCATACATTATGTATCATATAAAGTGAGTTTTCACTCATTATAACTTCATCAGCAGCTAATGCAACAACACTTGCCATAGATGCAGCTATACCCTCTATACGAGAAGTTACCTTTTGTGGCAATCTGCTTACAGCATCATAGATAGCCAAACCATCTATAACAGAACCACCTGGCGAATTTATTCTTAAAAGAACAGATTTATCTTTAGGAATAGATTTTATTTCATTAATAAAAGATTTAGCATCTACCCCATACATACCTATTTCATCATAAATCATTACTTCAGCTAGGTTACTTTCAGCAATGTTTTTTATATTATACCAATTCATACAACAATATAACAATTAAGTTTTTGTACAGTTTGGAACTTTGTGGAATAAAGTTTATTAATTATAATTTGGATATTAAATTTATTGTTCGTTACATTGTAATACTAAACAATTAAAAATAAAATTATGAAAGGATTTGATTTTGAAACAAAACTAACAAATTACGATGTTTCAGTTACTAATGGAGTTTTAGACACTTCTAGCTTAGATGGTGCATTTACTGTTAAATGGGATTTTTATACAGAACTAAGAGATTGGGGTGTTAAAGACATAGGAGTATATGCCACAAGTGTTGAAGGGGTTGTATTTAAAAGTGATGATGAGGTTGAAGAGAGTGAAAGAATTGTAGTAAACTCTGAAGATAAAGGGTGGACAATAACATCAGACACTTCCAATATTAACTTTGGAGATTGCATACAACCACAAGACATATGGGTTGATTTAAAGCGTAAAGAATTTATTGTAAACTTTTAATTATGAGTGAAGAAAGAAAATTAGTAACCTCTTGCTGTAATGCAGGGTACGAAGATGATACTGTTAGTGCTTGTTGTGAAGCTAAAATATCAGAAACAGGTTTATGTTATGATTGCAAAGAACACGCAGAGCCTGAAGGCAATGTATGTGATGATTGTGGAGAATGGTGTGATGATATAGACTTAGTAGAAGAAGAATTTGAATGTCGCTTTTGTGGAGAAGAATTAGATGAAGATATATCATATTGTTCTAAAAGTTGCCATAAAGCAGATAATACTGAAGGAGTATAATAATAACTAAATTAAATATATGGGAAAAATGAAAGAAGTGTTTGCTCTACACCAACAAGAGCTAGATGATTTTAATAAATATTACTCACATTTATATGATGTAGCAAATTCATTAAACGTAAAACAAGATTTCTATGATTTATATAAAAGTGCAATAAAAATAAATACTAAAACTAAAAAAAATAAAAATGGAAAATAAAACTGCTGAAACTCAAAAAGATATATTAAGAAGATTATTTATAGCAAATAATTTAGTAAAAGAAGATGTATTTAAACATAAATTTTATAATATTATTACAAGGCAAGGCATAGATAAAATTATGGCTGCAAATCAAATAGAAATTAGATATGAAATTATAAAAATATCTGAAGATTTTTCTTTTTGTTTAATAAAAGCATTTGGTAAAATGGGAGATAAAATTATAGAAACATTTGGAGAGTGTACGCCAAAGAACAATAGCAATGCCTATCCTGTTGCTATGGCAGAAAAGAGAGCAAAATCAAGAATTGTGCTTATGTTAGCTGGTTTTTATGAGCAAGGATTCTTTGGAGAAGATGAAAGCGATGACTTTAAGAAATAAAGATTGGATAGATGAGGTTTTAGAAGATGAGGTATGTGGAATGTGGCAAATTGGTATTATAGAGCAATTACTTATAACTTCTGCAGCAAATTATTTATATGAAAATATTGACTTTAATACATTAACAGCAAATGAAGCGGAGAATATCATCAAGGATTTACAGGAGAACAACTGCCCTAAAGATCCTAAAGAACAATATAAAATTATGCAAAGAAAAGGTGTTTTCAAATAAGCAAAGAAAAATAAGGGCTATTGAGAAAATTAATAAAGAATTTTTAAATGATATATTACCTATAAATTTTGATAATTATATTCCATTAAGCTATTATTATGAATTTTTAAATTTAATGCCCTTAAATCTTTGGTGTAAAGAATGTACATTTTATTGTAATTCAAAATTAGTTTGTTGGGATGCTTTAGGTTTTTTAGGAGAAAAAATACACAAGTCTACTTTAAGAACAAAATATTTAGAATTGTGTTTTACAAAATTAGATTTAGAAATAACTAGAGTGTTAGATAATGAAGAACCTTTATTTTATGGGTATAAAAATAATAAAGTAAGATTTTTGGCAGCTATAAAATATTTAGAAGAAAACCTTAAAGAAAGAGAATTAAAATTATTATTAATTAAATCAAAAAAATTAAGTGATGAAAGAAATGTCTTTGAAGCCTAACGAAGAGGCTATTATACAAATAGTAGAACAAGTATCTAAAACAAATATAAACAAGATAAGAAGCCCTTATAGGGGTTCTGAAGTAACCTTGCCAAGAAGCATATTAAGTATTATGTTAAGAGAGGGTGGTGTTACAGCTAAAAGAGTTGGAGAAATTATTAATAGACATCATGCTTCTATTTTAAAATACTCAAAGGATCATAAGTTTAATATTTTGTCATATCCTGATTATAAAGAAATGTATTTAAAAGTTCAAGAAGAACATGAAACAGGTTATAGAGGAGCTGAAGTAACTCTTATGCAACAACAAATTAACGAATTACAATCTTCTATTAGAAAAATAAAAAGAAGAATGATAAAAGCAGGACAAATTAAATTAAATAATAACTAAAAAAAAGCAAAATGTCAGAAAAAAAGTATGTAAATGGAATGATTATCAAAGAAAAAACTTTTGATAATGGTGGAACACAGCTTAAGATAAGCCTTAAGACTGATGAAGTAATAGCTCAATTAAAAGAGCTAGAAGATAATGGTTGGGTAAATTTAATTGTATCAAGAAGAAAAGAGCCTTCTGAAACAGGGATAACTCATTATTCTTATGTAGACACTTGGAAACCAAAAAAAGCTAGTGAAGGTTCTAAAAACTTGTTAGATAACAAAGACAACATGATGAATGGAGATGCAGATGATTTGCCATTCTAAATTATAAATTGGGGGGGAAGCCAACGACTGGCACTTTATAACAATATTAAATGTTTTTACCCCCCCCTTTTTTTTACTAAACAAAACTAAATGAAAGAAAACCCTAATTATTACGCTACATTACCAGCAGATGTAAGATATAGTGATGCCATAAATCCTATGGAAAAATTATTATATGCTG